AGTACAAGCAGCTAATAAATATTTTGGTTGTACTGATAAGTTTATTGGAGATGCTGGTATGTTTCATTGGAATACAATTATTCCACAAGATAATCATCATAATCTTGCTTTACAGGCTGCAAAAGAAATAGAAAAGAATATTGACCAGTTAAACATTAAATTTGCAAAAGAAGACATACCTAAAGTTGCTATAGGAATAGGTGTAAATTCAGGAGTTTGCATAGCTGGTAACTTTGGTGCAACAGATAGGTTTGCTTTTAGTCTTATTGGTGATCCTTGTAATGTAGCTGCTAGATTAGAATCAAGCACTAAGGTTGCTGGAGTAGGAGTTTTGATAGGCGAAGAAACTGCCAAATATAGTGATTTTAAGCTACAATTATTAGAACCTATAGAAGTTAAAGGTAAAGCTAAACCACTACAGGTTTATACATGGGCATAAGATATGAGTAAAGTTTTAATAGGTATCATTGCAGTTATGACAATAATTGGATATTTTCTTTGGAATGAAAATTCAAGATTATCTGCTTTAAATCAAGCATTTGAATTAAGAGATCAAGAACAGAAAGCTGCTATTGAATCTTTGCAAAGTGATTTCAAATTGCAAACAGAAGGCTTATTAGAAATACAAAGCAAAAATCAATCTATACAGTTAGAAATGTCTAGATACTTAGATATATTTAAAAGACATGATTTAACAAAACTTGCAGCAGCTAAACCATCTTTGCTAGAACCAAGGGTAAATAAAGGAACAAAGAATGTATTTGATAGTATTGAAGAAGACAGTCGCAGCATTGATGATCTTGATGATGGTCTACAGTTGCAGTCTGTTTCCAAGTAAACAAAACGTACAAATAACTACTAAGCCTTTAGAAAGGCAAATAGTACAACCTGTTATGCCAAGGCAGATTGATTTAAAAGAGCCATATTGGTATGTAGTTTCTGATAAAAACGTAGATGAGTTTCTTTCAAGAGTAGAAAAAGAACATGGACAAATAGTTTTTTTCGCTATGTCTGTACCTGATTATGAAATCATGTCATACAATATGCAGGAGTTGAAAAGATATATAAATGAACTTAAACAAGTTGTTGTCTATTATAAAAAGGTTACTACAAATAAACCTGATACAGGGGAGTAATATGAATATATCTCAAGAAGGAATAGCTCTAATAAAGAAGTTTGAAGGTTGTGAACTAGAAGCATATAGAGACTCAGTAAATGTTTTAACAATTGGTTACGGACACACTAAAGATGTTAAAGAGGGCGATAAGATAAACCAAGACGAAGCAGAACATCTATTACAAGAAGAAATGCCTGAATATGAAGGCTATATAAATGATATGGTTAAAGTGCCTTTAAAACAGAACCAATTCGATGCTTTAGTTTGTTGGGTTTATAACTTAGGACCAACCAATCTTGGTGAGTCAACATTACTAAAATTACTTAACGCAGGTGATTATCATACAACACCATCACAAATTAAAAGATGGAACAAAGCTGGAGGAGAAACATTGCAAGGATTAATTAGACGTAGAGAAGCAGAAGCATTGCTTTTTGAAGGTAAAGAATGGATTGAGGTCTGAGATGCCTTTAGCTAAATATGTTTTTAAACCAGGAATAAATAAAGAAGGTACTGATTACTCCAACGAAGGTGGTTGGTTTGATGCAGACAAAGTAAGATTTCGTAAAGGAAGACCTGAAAAAATAGCAGGATGGGATAAAAATACTATAAATTCTTTTGAAGGCACTTGTAGAAGTTTGCATTCTTATAGGGATCAAGGACAAACAGACTATGTAGGAGTTGGAACACATCTAAAATATTTTCTTAAACAAGGTGATAATTTTAATAATATAACTCCTATAAGAAAAACTAGTACAAACTCTATTACATTTGCAGCAACTAATGGTTCTTCAACAGTAGTAGTAACTGATTCAAGTCATGGTGCTGCACAAGGTGATACTGTTACATTTGCACAAGCAGTTTCATTAGGCGGTAATATAACTGCTGATGTTTTAAATCAAGAATATACAGTCAATTCTATATTAACTGCTAATACATATAACATAATTGCTAAAGATACTGCGGGCTCTACTGTTACAGCTAATGCTAGTGATAGTGGTAATGGCGGTTCAGGAGTAGATGGCTCTTATGAAATTAATATAGGATTAGATGTTTTTGTAAAAGGAACTGGTTGGGGCTCAGAAACTTGGGGTGCAGGAACATGGGGATCAGTTAGTCCTATATCAGCTTCTAGTCAGTTAAGGTTATGGTCACAAGATAATTTTGGTGATGATTTAATATCTTGCATAAGAGGTGGCGGTATATTTCTTTGGGATGAAAGTGCTGGTGCAACACAAAGAGCAGTAGCTTTTGAAGATTTAGCTAGTGCAAGCAATCCACCTATTATTGCTTTACAAATAATGATGTCAGATGTAGATAAACATATTATTTGTTTTGGTGCTAATACAATAGGAGGATCAACTTCAGACCCTTTATTAGTTAGATGGTCAGATAAAGAAAGTTCTATTGATTGGACTCCTACATCAACCAATCAGGCTGGTGGTGTACAACTATCACAGGGTTCTACAATAATAGGTGCTTTGAGAACAAGACAAGAAATACTTATATGGACTGATGTAGGTATAGTTTCTATGCGTTTTGTAGGAGAACCATTTATATTTTCTTTTACAGAAGTAGCACAAGGTCCTTCGCTTATATCTCCTAATGCAGCAGTTAATGCTAATAATAGAGTTTATTTTATGGACAGAGGAGGATTTTATTCCTACTCAGGTAATGCTCAAAGATTAGCTTGTACTGTATTAGATCACATTTATTCAGATATAAATCTAGGTCAACAATTTAAAGTATTTGGCACATCAAACGAAAATAATAATGAAGTTATTTGGTTTTACCCTTCAGCTAATAGTATGGAAATAGACAAATATGTTATTTATAACTATTTAGAAAATACATGGTCTATAGGAACAACATCTGATGGTTTTACAAGAACTGCATGGATAGAAGCACCTTCATTAGATTTTCCAATAGCTGCTGCTAAAACATCAGGAAGTAATACTAATTATCTTTACAATCAAGAAAAAGGACACAGTAATGATGGGGCAGCTTTTGAAGCTTATATAGAGTCTAGTGATTTTGATTTAGCTCCTGATGGTGAAAGGTTTACTTTCATATCTAAGTTAATACCTGATATTGAGTTTAGAGATCAACAATCAACAAGTGATAGCGTTACTTTTACAATTAAAGGCAGAGACTATCCATTACAAGATTTAGCTACTTTACAAACTATTAACGTAACACCAGCTTCTACATTTGAAAATACTAGAGCTAGAACTAGACAAGCAACACTTAGGATATCTAATTCTTCAAATGATTTTGGTTGGAGACTTGGTGATTTACGATTAGAAATTAGACCAGATGGAAAAAGATAATGGCTGAAATAAAAACGCTAGCACTACCAGCAGCAGACATAGAATATGATTTTAATAATGAATCAGTAACAAGAAGAACAATAGAACAAGCAATAGAAAGTATAAATAGTAAAATTACCAATATACAAAGATTACAAGATTCAGTTACTAGTAAGTCTGCTATACGCAAACAATTTTTATTAATGGGAATAAAACATGGCTGATATATTAAAAGTATTAGGTCAAGTTGACCCAGCAGCTACAACAACAACAGTCTTATATACTGTGCCAGATATGACACAGACTACAATTAGTTCTATTGTGGCAGCTAATCGCACAGGGTCAGCTATAACATTTAGACTAAGCGTTCATGTAGCTGGTGCAAGTGCAGATGATAAACAATATTTATATTATGACAAATCAGTTGCAGCTAACGACTCATTAGCTATAGTTATAGGTATAACCCTTAATCAAACAGATATATTAAAGGTTTATACAAGTGCGGTTGATATGAGTTTTAATGTGTTTGGATGTGAAACCTTAGAGGAAAGGTAATGAAATATAAAATTAAATCTGGTGATACATTAAGTCAAATAGCTAAAGATAATAATATTTCTGTAAAAAAATTAGCTAAATTAAATAATATTAAAGATGTTAATAAAATATTTTCAGGTAAAACTTTAGATATTCCTAGTCGTGAAAAACCTAAAACAAAAAAATCTTCTAGTGTAGAAAGAGTAAATCAATCTGATCCATTTTTTATACAAGAAGAAAGTGGTGCATTTAAAAGTACAGCACCTAAATCTACAACTAAAGTTACACCAGCAGTACAAGAAAAAAAAATTGTTACAGATAAAAATAATGAATTTTATAGTGGTAATTTACCTTTAGCAGTAAGACAGTTAGCAGATGATACTAAATATGATATTTTTAGAAATTTTTTACCTAAAACTACAGCAGATAAATTAAGTAAAAAACTATTTGGTGAAGAAGAAAATATTACAAAATCAGATTTTAGCAAAGAAGAATTTGAAGTTTTAAGAAATATTGTAAAACAAAATGTATTACAAGATAAATTTTCAGTTGATTATGATGATTATAGAAACTTTGGAGCAAAAGGTTCTTCAACAATAAAAGATAATCCTTTTGAACTTTTAAATAATCCTGCTCGTTCTTTACAATATACTTTTGGAAAAGGAAACATCAATGTTGATGATAAAGGAGATGTATATTTTACAGATCAATTTAATTTCAATGACGCTAAAATGGCAGAGAATCCACAAGCATATTATGGTAGTGCCTGGGATGATGAAGGGTTTTTAAAAATGGATTATGATTCTGGACTAAGAGGACTATTAAGTAATCAGTTTAAAAAAGTAAGAAATTATAAAACAAGAGTAGGTAGAGGTGAAGGTGAGGGAGCTGCAACTAATTTATTAATTGGCAATATTAAAGATTTTCAAAATCCTATTAATGAAATTTATGCTTCTAGAAAAACAGGTGGAATAACAAATTACAATAAAGGTGGGCAAATGGATATACAACAACAAACTAAAAACGTAGCTGCACAAGGTCGTTATGGCGATTCTATGTTACTGCACGTTAATCCAGCAGAGGTTAAAGGTTTATCATCGGCTATGCCTATAACTGTTAATCCTCAAACAGGACAACCTGAAGCTTTCTTACCATTTCTAGCACCTTTATTAGGTAGCATGGGTTTTAGTG